CGTATTGACTAACTGTGGTTTATTAATCTTACGAAAAGGTTTATTAAACAGAACAAAAGTCAAAGCATCCAAAACTGTGGATTTACCTGCTCCATTTGTTCCGATAATTAGATTTGTGTGATTTTTTTCAAAGTCAATTTCCGTGAACTGATTTCCAGATGAAAGAAAGTTCTTATACTTAATCTTGTGAAATACTAACATTTTTTGGGGGAATAACGATATCGTCAGGAGTGATCACAGCATAGCGATAATTATACATCTTACACGTCTTTATGGCAAGTTCGTCATCAACTTCAACAACTTCCATTTCAGTTTCTTCTTGGTCCTCAAGCATCAAAGCATAACGAGTCGCATCATCTTCTTCTTCAAAGAGAAAAAGAACTTTCTGCCCATATTGGTCCTGGACCGCATATGCTCCGTCGTCTTTTCTGTCCTTAAGTGTAAGAAGAAACATTTACTCTACTTCGCAAGCTTGTCTATAGAGATCTTGGAAAATACCTTTGATAATGTTTTTATCAAAATCAAATTCTGCTTCGTCAATATAACGATTTAGAATTGACATTGTATTTTCTTCTTCATCAATTTCAAAATCTTCACTTTCTTGAATATCAAAGTTTTCAACAATTTTAAGATCTTGAACACCTACGGTGTAAAGTTTGTCAATGAATTTTTCAAAGTCTTTTGGTTTGGTCTTCTTACGAACAATTACCTTGACAATTTTATTTTCATAATCTGTAGCATCAAACATTTGATACGGAGTATCTTCATAGTAGATGTTATAGAATAATTTATAAGGATTGTTAATTGAAGTATGCTCTAGTGTTTCCGTATCAAAAATATGAAAACCACGAGTATCATTTACATCCGTCCAGTACATCTCATAAGGATTACCAAGATAGAAAATACGTCCATTATCAGAACGAGTGTGGTAATGACCAGAAAATACCTTTGTGAACTTTGAAAAAATATTCGAATCCAGTCCATGTTCCTCCATAATCAGATTCCGATTCACACGAAACCCTTGAAGTTCTAAATGACCCATTGCAACTTTTGCCTTGGACTTTTTAATTTGATCTAGGGTCTTTTCTTGATTTTCTTGATTAATCCAAGGTAAGAACAAGATCTTAAGACCACCGATCGTTGCTTCAGTTGCCCCACTATAGGTTCTAATATTAGAATAAGTCTGAAGAAGAAGTCCTGGAGAATTTACACTATTAGTATTCTTATAGTATGTGTCGTGATTACCAATGATCATATGAACATCATAATCCTTGAGAGAATCAAACACAACACGTTTTGACCACTCCAGACTTTGATAATCAATTGACTTGCGACTATCAAAGGCATCACCCATATGAATGACTGCCTCTACCCCCTGTTCTTTTAGAGTAGGGAAGAAGACATTTTTATAAAAGAGTTCAAAATAATCATGAATATACTTTGATCCCTTTTTACACCCATAGTGTGTGTCTGTGATAATAGCAACCTTCATCGGTTCTTGTAAGAAATGTTGTCTTTGATCGTATTATAGTCTGAATTGCTTCCAGAAAGCAAGTTGTCATCAATCATCATAACCTCATCAAAACCAGTTCGTTCAATGATCTTGGTTTTGATTTCCAGTTGCTTCTTCTCTTTCTGAATACGACGGAGAAAAGCGTAGTGAATAATTTGTGTAAAATAAGCAAATGGGTTCTGAGATCTTTCTGGATTAAAGTTATGAATATACTGAACACAGTTTTCAATACCATCAGAAATCATATCATCCCGAAACATATAATTCACAAAGTTCGGTTTGTATGATAAATGAGTCGCAATCTTCAGAAAACACTCTCCCAAGTAATTTGTAATACGCGGTTTAGGAAGACCTGCTTCTTTAGCGGCAGCAACCTTTGTGCGATAGACAATCAGTGCTTCTAATAATTCTTTGTTATTTACATAGTGTTCTGATTTCTTCTTGGGCATAGCATCGGACTCATTAAATATATGATTTACTTATTATACCATACATTCGGAGGCTTGACAACATTTGAAAATATGTGTAGACTAGGTTTGTCTCCTTTGAAGATGAGAACTAGCTTTCTTTAAGACCTTTAAAGATTCTTTCAAGATTCTTGCGAGCATCTTCTACACTAGCAACGTAACCCATCTTGTTTGATACTTTAACTTGACCTGTTGGTTTATAAAGTTCAATACTATCATCATCTCCATCATTAATATAAGAATCATAGACTTGAATGACTTTAGGATCCTTTGTTTCAGTCATAGTAATGACTCTATCAAGTCTAATGATAAAGATATCATCATCAGATAATTCCATCCAGGATTTTACTTTGATATAAGATCCTGTTGAAGAATGAATCATTTTCATAATTACTGGGTTTTGAAGAATAATCAAAGGATCTCCATCGTTTTCATCAACTGAAACGAGTGAGAGAATTTCTTCCCCTGATATTAGTTTTATAATTGCGTAAAACTCTTCTCCCATTAGTTTTTAAGCGGTATGTTTACAATATCATAATTAAAGTTTTCTTCGTTATAAACTTTGATTCTTTCGATTAGGTGATTGAGTGTGTAATTTTTTCTTGACTTATAACTGATATCATCGGCAATGTCATATAGAGTTGCTTTTGTCTTATTGTCGCTTTTTCTTAAGACTCTTCCGATTGATTGGAGGTTTCTGATTCTTGATTTACTAGGGGAAGCAAAGATAACATTATGTAGATTTCTAATGTTGATACCAGTAGAAAAAGTCCCGTAAGAAGCAACGATGATAGCATTGTTTTCTTTCTCAGTAATTTCTCTGACTTTTTCTCGGTCCTCAGTATCTACACCACCATGAACAAAGAACACGTGGCGACCTTCAGCGATGCTATTATTTATCAATTCATATAAAGGTTGTCCGTGACCTTCAACTCTAGAAAATAGAATTAGAGTATTACCTTTAAGATCAAGTGCCAGATTCTTGATGAACTTATTGCGTTTTTCGTGATTGATGATATACTGAACTTCTTCCTCAAACGTTTCAAACTTATTTGGTGGGTGTTTCAGCAAAAGAATATTAATATCCAGTTTGGCAACATGACCCTTCTGCATCAGTTCTTCTGTTCTGATGATCTTATATGAAGGACCAAACAAACCTTCTAAAACCCACTTGTGCGTTTGTGTGCCATCCAGCGTGCCTGTAAAACCATAACGAAATTTAGCATCAGAAAGTTTTGTCATTATAGATACTAATGACTTTGATTTAAACTGGTGTGCTTCATCTCCTACGACCACATTGAATCTTGAAAAGTATTGACGGGGAAGTTTGTAGATGGATTGCCAGGTAGTGATAATCACCTGAGAGTCCGTTTCTCTTTCTTTCCCCGCATATATCTTGTGGCAGTATGAACCAACATCCCACCCATAATCAGCAAAATCTTTATACATTTGTTCTACAAGGGAAGTCGTTGGAACAACTATCAGAGTATTTTGTCCTTTCTCAACGTAATATCTCACAATCGCATATATCATCAACGACTTTCCGGAGGCAGTTGGAGATATCAACAACTTTCGATTATGTTTTAAAGCGTCGTATACTCCCTCAACTTGGTACTCGCGGGGAGAATACTTGCAAATAGAAGTCATATAATCTTTTACACCTTCCTTTGAAATCATCTCATTGACTTCAAAAGGAAGACCATAAAACTTATTGTTCACAAACTCATAAGTATAATCATGATTTTCACAGAAACGTGTGAGTTTATCTAGAAGACCAATATAGATCTCACCAGTCTGCGTATTGAATAAGCGTATTTTCCCGTCCCAGTGTCTGTTACGAAACTGGGGCATAAATTTGGCGCCTGGTACGTCAAATGTGAACTGATCCGCAAGTTCATAATAGACATGAGGTTCTGCCTTTACCTGAAGATATACCTCATTCTTTTTCGATATAACCAAATGTGACATACGTTCATATCAATACAAAAATATTTATTGGCAATAAAAAACGGGGTCAATTAAACCCCGCTTGGAACCTATGCCATTCAATAGCATTTTTAATTTGATATGTTCGATTAGAAATTGTCTTAATAACTTCCTCAAGAAATTTAAGCATAATGTCATAATATCTGATCTTGAGTTCTACTTTACTTAACTTCTCATCGCCATCCATATGCCTCTGTAATGCTTCTTTGTCACGAACTTTATATGGGAATGGTTCTTCTTCGTAGACCTCTATAGGCGCCTTTCCTGTGTAGTAGTTATAGCGTTCAAGTTTAACTCTATTGTATGCTTCTCTTGCCTTTTCTCTTAACAGAGTGATTGTATTATAGATTGTATAATACTTGGCATGAAGTTGGGGGATTTTTAAAGATTCATCGTGTAAATTATCAGGGTCAATGACAGAATCTCTCTGCCACATCTCCTGAATTTCATCAAGATTCATAGGGGTTCGCCGTTTGTGTCAACGATATTATAGACAGTATATTTAAAAATTACTTCTGCTGTAAAATACTGAATATCTGATACTGTAGCATCAAACTCCAGTGATGTCAATGAAACGGGAAATAGATCCTTAAATTTTACGTTTGCAGTGGTTCTGTAGTTTGAATTTAAGATGCTTAAAGATCCATCACTATACTGATCTTTTAAATCACGAATACCATCATCATTTGTGGTTAAATCTTTAAATTGTTGCGTGGTTTCTGGAAATCCTAATCCAGTAATCCAATTATGAATTGACATATAGTTTTCAAGATTTTCATCAACTAGAAAACTTAATGTAAAATCACCATAAGAAATTTTTTCTCCAGGAACATCCAAATCTTTTAGATAAGATGGTTGAATGGCAGTTCCAAGATTTAATTCTGGTATTCTTGCAGTGTTACAAAAAAATGAAACTTTTGGATACTTTGCTAGAGTAAATTTAAATCCAACCGGAGATAAAAAGTTTCTATTTTGTATCTGATTACCAAATGCCGATGCCATTTTTATTTTTATTTAGATAAAAAAAGAGACCCTTTCGGGTCTCTTGGATGGAATTGTGATCCCATGATCACATGAGGTTTGCAACCTTGACTCTTCTGTAGTAAACGTTTGAGTTTCTCTCCAGAACACCAGGATTGGTGAGGGTAGCACCTTTTGCAAATGGGTTGGCAACAATTCCGTAACGGGTCTTGAAGCCAATTTTTGGCTGGAAGGTGTTCTCGCCAACAGCACGTACCATCTGTAGAGGTACATATGGGCAATAGAACAGACCAGCATCATAAGGTGAAGAACCCTTATAACCAACAACGTAGTACTGGTTTGCAGAGTTGTTAGCAGCGTATGGGTCAATGTATACGCGGAACTTACCAGCAAGAACACCAGCGAAGGTGTTACCAGTGTCATCAACGTTGAGGTTAGCGTTGAGTGCAGGGGTGTAGTCCAGAACACCAGCCATGGTGAGTGCCGAAGCAACGTCAGCAGAGCAGAGGACCATGTTGCCCTTTCCTCTACGAGTTCTTTGAGCGATCTGGTTAGCATCACGCTCGATCTG